GGAACAGGAGAGCCCGCGCCCCAGCAGGACGACAGAAAATGGCAGAAAACGGCAGGCTTTCTCGCAATCAAGAACGATTTCTCCAGGCGTTGCTTCTGGGGAAATCGATTGCTGATTCGGCGCGGTTCGCTGAGATAGCGGAGCGGACAGCCTATCGCTGGTTGTCCGATCCTGTGTTTCAATCCGAACGTCAGCGCCGGGAATCTGCGCTGGCAGAGGCTGAACAAGCAGAGATTCAGCGCGTGTTGACCAGCGGCTATGCGTTGATGCATCGTCGTGTCGAGGCGCTCGATCGATTAGCGCAAAAGCTTGAGCGCTATCTGGGAGACGAAAACAAGGTCTGGCTGCCTGATGCAAAAATCATTGGAACGGGAGAATCCGCTGAACGGGTGGATCTTATTCATTTTAATGATGCGCTTGTCAGGGAATATCGTGCGATCTTCGATGACCTGGCGAAGGAACTCGGTCAGCGCGTCAAAAAACAGGAAATCGAACATGGGGGTCTGGTGGAAGTGTTAGCCGCGGAGCATTCGTCCTTGCTCGCAGATTTAGAGGCATTGCCCGACGATGCTGGTCAAGACAAAGCAGAAGATTCATCAGCCGCCGCCGATTCCGCTTGAACTCGCTCGGCGATTCGCCTCTCTCTCCAAAGAAGAGAAGCGCGCGTTTCTTGTGCGCGCTTCTCAATCAAAATCGCTCCGTATCAAATACACCTGGGCAGTCTGGGCCAGAGACAAGCAGCTCTGGCAGCTCGAGGCCCCCTGGAGCTGGGACACCTGGTTCTTGTGCGCGGGTCGGGGTTTCGGCAAGACGCGCACCGGCGCCCAGCTCGTCAACGAGTGGGCTGTTGCCGACCATGAAGCCCTGATTGCGCTCGTCGGGCGCACGGTGGCGGATGTGCGCGACGTGATGGTCGGCGGGAAGAGCGGTATTCTGGCCTGCTCGCCTCCCTGGTTCAAACCCGAATATAAACCTTCGCAGCGTAAGCTTATCTGGCCCAACGGCGCGCTGGCGTACACGTACACAGCCGAAAAGCCTGATCAACTTCGCGGACCGCAGCACAGTAAGGCGTGGGCAGACGAGAGGGCAAGTTGGTTCTACGATGACGCCTGGGATCAATTGCAGTTCGGTTTGCGCCTGGGGGCGCAACCACAGTCTGTCGTCACGAGCACGCCGCGTGCGACAAAGGCTGTCAAGGAGCTTTTGCGAGAGCCAGGGACGCATCTCACACGTGGGAATACCTACGAGAATACCGCGAATCTGGCGCGTAAGTTCATCCAGCAGATCGAGCGCAAATATGGTGGAACCCGGCTCGGTCGGCAAGAGATTGGTGCAGAGATCTTAGACGACAATCCCGGCGCGCTCTGGAAGCGCGAAACCATGATTGAACGCTACCGGGTGGCGCGTGACCAGGTGCCTCCGCTCAAGCGCGTGGTGGTTGCAGTAGATCCCGCGGTCAAGTCGCCTGACCCGGCAAAGGCTGCGCGCGGGGAGCTGGATGAGTCAGTTGCAGAGACCGGGATTGTGATCGCTGGCCTGGGCCTGGATGATCAGGGGTATGTGCTGGCCGACTATAGCATGCAAGGCATGCCACTCGAATGGGCGAATCAGGGCATCGTTGCTTTCGACAGTTGGAAAGCTGATGCGATCGTCGGGGAAGTGAACAACGGCGGGGATCTCGTCGAGAGTAATTTTCGGACGGTCAGGAAGAATATCTCGTATCAGGCGGTCAGGGCCACCAGAGGGAAACTGCTGCGGGCAGAGCCGGTCAGTAATCTTTATCAGCAGGGCCGGATTCACCATGTGGGCACGTTTCCGGATCTCGAAGATCAGATGGCAAACTGGATTCCGGGTGATCGATCCCCTGATCGCCTGGATGCGCTCGTCTGGGCGTTCTTTGCGCTGATGATTCAAGAAGAGGAGGATAGTGGTATTCTATTAGCAACGGCCACCGATGAAGATGTGGCGCTTTTTGGCAATCCTGAGATGGACCTGCTCAGTGCCTGGTCCAGCGCGCAAGAGATGGAGTGGTGAATATGTGGAGTCCATTGCGCTTCTACTATGGAAGCCGGCAGTATATGTATGGGAGTTCGCAGTGGTATTTCTGGACGCGTCTTCCGCGCGCATTGATGCGTTTTTATGTAACGCTTCCGCTTGAATATCGTCTGCGATGCTGGCGGACACGAAGAGAGGCGAGGAAGGCAAATGGGAACAATTATTGTAAGTCGAGAAGTTCTTGATGGGGTGATGCAACGATTTCGCGCGATTGTGCGCGAAGAGTTGCAGGCAGCGATGAAGCCTCCTGTGTTGGCTGCGCCTCACATGACGAGCGAAGAATTGACTGAACGATTGAAGGAATGGAAGCCAAAGATACAGGTTCGCGACACTTCGACAGAAGACAGAGGAGAAGATATGACAGAGAAATATCAAGCACCGATTCCCCCAAACACGTTGCGCAATGCCGACGGCACGCCGTACAGTGCCGGGTACGATGAGCCGTCGCTCGGTCAGGTGGCCTATGAGAGACTGACAGGCCATCCGTATTTCAAAAGAGATTTGAAAGCACTCTTTGGTGTTTTTGCTCCAGGGAATTCAGTTTCTTGGGAACAGTTGCCGATCCAGGAACGGCAAGTCTGGGAAGATGTTGCACAAGCAGTGAAAGCGCGCTTGTAAGCGCGTGCGCTGTGCGTTATACTGGATGTAATTCAGTTTTTGTCGATGTGTGGAGGTGGTGTGGTGGTGGCTGGTCTCTGGACGCAGATGAAAGAGCAGATGACGTATCTGCTCAAAGGACCTGGCAGTACTGCGTCTGTTTCTCCGCTTGTTGCCATTCCTCCGTCTCCGCCAGCATTTCGTTCCTCCTATGCGTTTGAAGCGCACATTCAGGAAGCCGGGCGCGCGTCTGCCTCGCATCCGCAGGCAATCAGTCTGGCCTGGGATGAACGAGAGCAATTCGGCGATCAGCAGCCGGGCTGGCAAGGCCTCTCGCAGCATGATCGTAAATCGATTCTGTTGGATCTCTATTTGCAAGTCGCTGCCTGTAGTAGCGCGGTGGATGCGATCGCACGCCGCATTTTTTCTGGTGGCTATGTCGTCGAGAAAATTGACCAGGACGGACCGGACAATCAGGAGCATTTTGATCTGCTCAACGAGTTCTTGTTGCGCATCAATCCCGATTGGGATTTTAACCAGTTGGGCCGCTCGCTGATCCAAGACTACTTGATCTATGGGGAGTGTTACGGTGAGATGACCTGGAAGGGTGGCCTGCCCTGGCAGTTGTACAAGGCTGACTGCATCCCCATGGGTTTCTACGCGAACAAGTACGGTCAGGTCGAGCAATTTTATCAGGAAATGCCCTCATCTCGAAAGCGCAACCTGCTGGACTTGCGCAACATTATCAGATGGTGGCTGCCGCATCCACGCACTAGCGTCGATCCTTTTGCCCCGATTGAGAAAGTTTCCGATGCTTCTTTGATAGATAAAAAAATGATGCTCTGGATGATCAGCTTTTTTCAAAAGGGCGCGAAATTCAATTATTATTTTAAAGGCGTTGCAGATCGCGATGAGGCGGATAGATTCTTGACTTTCTTCAAGCAGAATTTCACCGGTGAAAAAAATGCTCATATCCCGCCGATCACCTGGGGCAATGCCGAAATTGCCCCACTGGGTACCCAGGGGCCACTCCAGATGGACTTTTCTGCTGGCATGGACAAGATGGAAATCACCATCTACGGTGCCTATGGCGTGCCTCCTGCCTCGGTGAGCATTATTAAGACCGGTGCCATGGGCGGGCATAGTGAGCAAGAGCAGGACAAGATGTTTGTTTTCAATGCCTGTGATCCGGCGAAGCAGGCATTTTTTGAAAAGCTCAATGACCGAATTGTCAAGCGCGGATTCGGCATCACCGACTATCGTATTGGTGCCAAATATGCGGACTATCGTTCCGATAAAGACATGGCAGAAGTCGAAGATATCCGCATCAAGAACGGCAGTCGCACCGTTGATGAAATTCGGATGGAGAGTGGCAAGAAGCCCTATAAAGACGGTGGCTCTGTTCCGTTTATCTGGTCCACGAAAGAGGTTGTCCCACTTTCGCGTCTGGAGGATCTGGAAGACGAGCAGCGTCAGAACGCGCAAGTTGCGCTGCAAAGTGCGCAGGCACAGGCGGATCTGGCTGCCACGAAAGCGAAACAGGCCAAAGAGCCAGCGCAACAGGCACCGGTTCTCGGGAACAATCAGGCCAGAGATGAGAAAAATCTGGTCAATGATGGGAAGAAACCTGGCAATGATGAGAAGAAGCAGCAGGAGAGCTACAGCGCGACAGATGCGATGATTGCGCTGATGATTCCGCCAGAGGTTGGCCGACAACTTGCGCTTCCTGACGGGCTGTCAGTGGAAGACCTGCACATCACGCTGGCCTATCTGGGAGATATCGCTGATCTCCGCATTGATTCAGAGCGACTTGGTGCAGCACTTCAGATATGGTCAGCCCATAGGAGGTCGCTCTCAGGCAGGATTGCTGGCCTCGGTCGGTTTGACGCGCCGGATGGAGAGCCAGCGCCGATCATCGCACTTCCTGATATTCCAGGTCTGCCAGAATTCCGGCAGTCGCTGATGCATTGTTTGCAATCATTGAGAGTTGAAGTCAGCGATACGCACGGCTATACGCCGCATATCACATTGAAATATCAGGATGCATCGCTTCCAATGCCTGTCTTTGAGATCCCGCATCTGGATCTGTTCTTTGATCGGATCTGTCTCGCTGTAGGAAAGCAACGCACGTTCTTCCCCCTGCTCGGCCAGAAACAGGAAACAGAAGAAGATCCAGACGACACGCAGAAGCTGCCAGCAATCAGGCCGAAGAAGGAAGCATTGCCATTGACAGAAGATATGTGGGAGGGACGAGGATGACCGAAGAAGAGGCCCTGCGGCTTTTAGAGAGCCTGACGGTAGGGGAGCGCAAGGCGATTCCGCTGGAAGACTTTGCCTGGCCAGAGGAGCGTAAATTCCCGTGCGATACCCAGGATCACCTGGACGCTTGCGCGCGTTTGCTCGGTCATGCGCCTGAGAACAAACAGGCAGACATCAAAGCCAGGGCTATCAGGATTGCGAAGCAGCATGGTTTCACACTGCCGGATAGCTGGAAAGCAGAGACGACTGAATCGGGAAAAATTGTTGGGTTTGGGCGAACATTGATGGGTTTAGGCGATGAATCGATTGATTCAACAACTGTTGCAGAGTTAGCTGTTGCTACTGCTACTCAATTTCAGAAGCCGCAGAAGAAAATCGGCACGCTTCCTATCTGTTGGCTTGAATACAATGCCCGGTCGCTCAATGGCAGAATCTATCCGAAAGCGACGTGTGACGCGATCTTCCAGGCGGCGCAGCGCAAACTTGCCGATCCTGACGCGCTTCCTCCAACCACGTTTGTGAGTCATGAAGCGGCCAATGGCAATGTCAATACGCACCTGGTAGGTGGGCCGCGTAAAGTCTGGCAGGAGGGCAGCAAGTTCTGGGCCAACATCGACCTGGCAGATATGTCTGTCGCGCGCGATATGTTGGGCCTGGCTGAGGGTGGCTATCTCAAGAGCGGCTCCATGCGCGTGCTAGGCGTCGAGTTGCGGCATGATCGCAACTACGATTTGCCGCTGGTAGTTGTGCAGGAGGGCGCAGAGGTTGAATTTCTGGGCATTGATCTCACGACGCGTCCCGGCCTGGATAAAATCGCACGTATCCCGCAGGTGCTCTATGAAGCCGATGGTCGGGAGCCGTATGTTGAATCATTTGATTTTGAAATTTTACCGGTTGAAAAGGAGGAACACCCCCCTGCTATGCCACTTCCGATTTTTATTCAAATAGCTCTGGGCGCCTTGCAGGAAGATGCCTCGAAAGAAGCGCACATGCGCGTGCATGATCACCTTGCCGGCGTCATGGATGCGGTGTTTGGCAGGAAGCACGGAAATGAGTCTGCGCGCGCCATTGCTGGAATTAAAGAGGCTACTGAAGCTCGACTTCAGTTGGATGAAGCCGGGCGTGCCATTGCGATGAAGCACGCGACCCGGCTGATTGCGGCGCACGACGAAGCAGCCCATGCGTGCGGCATGGAGTGCGAGGGGTGTTATGCGTCCTCAGACACAGACAATGACGGCGATGATCCAGCTCATGGTTACGACCCGGACAACGACGGCGAATCTCGCCAGAAGGAGACACCATTGACCGAAGAAGAGATGCTGGCCGCTTTGAAGGCCAAAGGCTTTACGATTGAGGCGCCCAAGACCGCTGACGAGAAACTGGCTGCTCTGGAAGCGCGCCTGGCGGCGCAGGATGCAAAGCTGGCGCAGCTCACGGAGTCCGCACAGCCGACGCAGCGTCAGACGCTGGCGCAGAGTCAGTTTTCCGAATCGACCCTGCAACCTGAACCGTTGTACGAAGACGGCGATTATCTGAAAGGTGAGCTGCACCCGAAGAACTGGCGGGCGCTCTCCAATTCACAGGTGCCCTGGCCTGCTGATCTGGACCCGAATCTGGTGCTCGCAGAGCTTTCGCCATTTCTGGAATTTCAGCTTTTGACTATGCAGGAAGCGGCGGCTGGCCGCAGTCTACGCGACCAGATCACGCTCGGACTTCTCGATTAATCTGTTGAATTCAGCCATCCGGCCTGTGGCCTGTGGTGGATGTGTGGAGGGACAAGCCGAATGGCAACTTTACGACAGCTTCAAGAGACGCTGGACCAGACCAACGGCGCGCAATTTTTGGTCCAGCCGGTGATTGACCGGGCCTTGTTTGTGGCCCGGCGGGCCTATACGCCGCTATTCAGAACGCTCCCCCGGCGCAAGTGGGACACCCCCACGTACATTTTTAACCAGGTGACGAACTACCCGCAGGCTCAATTTACGACAGAGGACCCGCCAACCAGCGGAACCGGCTCCGTCGCTGCTGGTGCCAGCGTCTACAGCCAGATTGGTTATCCGATCAAGCACTGGCAAGTGGGCATGGACCTCTCGAAATTCAGCATTCAGACTGCACGCGTCAATGGCGATCTGGCGAAGCTCGAGTTGGACGGCGCATCCAAATCCAGTGTGTATCTGCGAGAAATGGCGTATATGTATGGCTCAGCCGGCGCGACCGTCAATACCAAGCGTCAGGCCAATGACGGCCTGGACCTGCTCACCAACACGGCAAATAAAATCACCGGCGGGGCCACGATCAGCTTTGCCATGCTGGATGCGGCCATTGATGCGGTATCCAATCAGTTGGCTGAAGAAATTGGCGCGAACTACGAATTTATCCTGACGCCGGAAATGTGGTCAAGTCTCGGTCGGAACAATTTCCAAACCGGCCAGAGATTTATGTCAGAAACCACTATTTTTCCGCGTGATGACCGGGGGCGCCTCGGGCGCCCGGTGAGCGATAACAAGAGCTATGTCAACGGTGGTTTGAATGTCCTGTGCTATCGGGATGTGCCGCTGGTCAAATCCTCCTTCCTGGCCAGCAAGGGCCAGATGACCACCGTGACCGCAGCCGATGCTGGCGGCTCTGGTTCCAGTCTGGCGAACTCCCAGTACGGCTACATTGTGGAAGTCGTCACGGACTACGGCGTCTCGCTCGGTTGCGCAGAAGCCACGGTCACTCCCACAGCCGGGCATAACATTTCATTGACCTGGACAACGCCGGCGATTGTCGATACGTACACCAATACGCGGCTCAATCTCTTCTTCCGTATCTTTCGTACGGCTGCCGGTGGTGCCAGTGGCAGCGAGACCCTGTACGCGGTGGTGAGCGCCTTCAACGCAAGTGACGCTGCGGTGACTACCTGGACCGATACCGGTCTGCCGGTCAATCCCTATGCCAGCGGTGCATCCGGGCAGGCGCTGTATTCCACCACTGTTGCGACCTCTGGGAACAATGCGGCCCCTGACGGAATCACTACGCCGCGTACTAATCCTTCCAGTCACATCCAGCAGGACATCTTTCTCGTGCCGCGTGACCCGGACATCTGCGTCGTGGCCGCTGTTAATGAGGCGCACACGGAGATGCTGGCGCTTGTCAATGCCAGGACACAGCAGATGGCGTATCTGGGCGACGAGACGCTGGCCTTGCGTGGACCGGCGTTCGCAGCCAAGATTTGTGGCGCCTACGTGAGCTAGTTGGCCTGGAGGAACGAAGGAATGCAGATCACGTTGAAGTGCCAGTACGTCACTGGCTCCGTGGGCTTTCCGGCAGAACGTATCGAAGGTTTGCCGGCGCCAGAGCGCCGCTATGTCATTCTGGACGGCCTGGTCATCATCGCCGGTGCTGAGTATGTGGTGCATCGCGACGTGGCGGAACTCTTGAAGCAGCCGATCTACCGCATGCTCACACCAGCAGAACAGGAGCAGATGGCAGCGCAGGTGGAAGCTGCTGGCATGGCGCAGGAGAGCGTCGGGCAGGGGGAGGCCCCCGATATCCCCCCTGCTGTGGAGACTGCCAGCAGCAAAAAGAAAGCGTCTGGGGGCTGATCGATGCCACGTTTGTACTTGACTCCCACTTTGTTCGCGGAAACGCCAGAGTATCTGACGTTTCCTGCGCAACTCACTCGTCTCTCCGCGATTTCAGGAGTGATAGACCAGCTCCTGGCGCGGGCATCGCGACGTGTGGATGGCTATTGTTGCAAGCGGGTGCTTGCACCTGGTGTGACAACGATTGCAACCGGCGGGGGAATCAGTGCAGGGGCGACCAGTCTTTCAGTGACCAGTACGCTCAATTTTGACAACGGACAGGAGCAGGCCGTGCTGCTCAATCCTGGCGGCGGGACGGCAGAGATTCTGGCGTTGGCGCCAGCTCCGGTGCAGGTGACGAGCTGGGCATCACCGTATCCTGGCACATTGGCACTGGCTACGCCGACGCAGTACGCGCACAGCGCCGGGGAGACCGTACAGGGGCTCTATCAGGAAGTTTCGACCGTGGGGAGTTCTGGTAGCAGTGATGTCTATTCAGAAAGCTTGTTGGAGCTCAATCAGGCGGCGCAGCTTGCGCGGGCGCACGCACCGCGCTTTGATACGAGCGGCCTGACGCGAGTCATTTTTCTCAAGCAGTATCCGGTCATTCAGCTTTATCGGTTGGAGCACATGCTGCCAATTGATACGAGCTATGAGGTGTTGGATCAGAACCAAGTGGGCATTCAGCCAGCGGCTGGGTATCTCAGGCTGCCAATCGGCAGTTTTGTTCTGCCTGAAGGTCTCATGCGTACGACGTACACGGCAGGCTTCCAGGCAGCCAGCGAAGAGGTGCAACAGGCCACGGCGCTCTATGTGGCAGATCTGCTGCAGAACATGGTGACGATGGGGGCTGCTCAATCGCAGCAGGGCAAGCTCAAGCTGGTGGCCGGGCAGCCGAATCAATACAAATCGAGATACGTGCAGGCGGCAGAAGAGATTCTGTGTCAGGCCGGACTGGTGCGGAGGACGTGAGAGATGACAGCAGGCAGTATTGCAGGCAGTATTCCGATGTCAGACAACGGGAGGCCGGTGCTGGCGCTCTGGAACGATGCGACCGGTCAGGTGGTGCCGGTGCACGCCGGCACACTAATCATCGGTGCTGACGGGAAGAGCTATGCTCGGTTGGATATGGTTGCCAGCGTGGCAACCAGCGCGCTCTTCACAGCGGCACAGACGACTGTGGGAAATGGGAATAGCGGAGATCTGGATGTTTCCCGGCTGCGGGAGATTGCCATTGATCTTACGACCACTGCGCAAGCCGGCACGAATCCGACCCTCCAGTTTTTCTGGGAGCGGAAGGCTGCGGATGGCAATTATTATGTGCTCTGGCAGAGCAGCATCCTCACAGTAGCGTCCAACACGCTCAGCACGTCGATTGGGCCGGGCCTTGCCTATAACCAATCGCTTGGGGCAACGGGCCGCTTGCGCTGGGTGGTTGGTGGCACGGCGACGCCGACCTGGACGTTCACGACCAACGTGCAGGGAAAGTAGGAGGGAAGTGATGCCGTATCCATCAAGCGTTGATACCGGGCAGATTCAGCCGTGGATCCTCGGAGAGATCGCAGACCTGAATAATGCCCAGGCAAACACTCGGACAGCCAACAATTGTTACTTCAATCCAACGAGGCTGGACGCGCACGCTGTTCTCATGGCTCTGCGGACGCAGATTGGCACGGCAGGGAACGGGCACATTCAGCTGGGCGTCTATGACGAGGGCAAGAATCTGCTCTATGCCAGTGCCAGCACAACGACCACCACGGGGATTATGACGCTCACATTAGCGACGCCGCTTCCCCTGGCACCAGGGAGATACTACCTGTCACTCTGGATTGATAATGCCGTTGATCAGACGTACTCAGCCGAACTCACGACCGCAGGAGCTGGACCCGGACTCAACGGCGTGAATGCGGGCGGGCTCCCCGCGCTCATGACCACCGCTAATCCGGTGAACTTTCACCGGCGCATGGCGATTGTTGGCTTGATCCAGGGGGGCTGGTCATGAAATTCACGACGCTCACCGTTCATCGTGGCACCGGACCAATCAACAGCCAGACGGTCGTTGCCAGCGGGATCGTGACGCAAATTGACCAGCAGTCGCTGGACATGCAGCAATTCGATCACGGTGCAGCTCCCTATGATCTTTTTATGGTCTATGCCTGGACTGACCAGATAGCCAGGAATGACCACCTGGTGGATGCTGATGGGCTGATCTATACCGTTTCAGCCAGGCCAGAGACCTTTTTCGACGGGCACATGGAATGCACCGCAACTATGCCAGTGGGAAGTTGAGTGAATGGCGCGAACGTTGTCCATCGGCTTTCAGCCGGATCTGCTCGGCATCATGAGCCAGTTCAGCCAGTTTGAGGCAACGCTCAAAAAGTACATGGCGATTGCGACGGAGAAGTCAGCCGGGCTGGTGGCAACAGGTATCCAGGGGTACATGGACTTCATGAATCCATCAGGTGTCCTGGAGGAATCGGTGGAGGTGCGTCTGCAGTCAGAGTATCGGGCGTGGATCGGCTCTGCGTTGCCGTATGCGCACAGGCGTGAGTGGAGCTTCAAGGGACCGGATAGCCTGGGTCGGATGTTCTGGCATGATCCGGCCACGCATATGGCACGCAAGGCACTTAAGGACAGCTCTGTGCTGATGGGCGTGATTGAGAATTATATCGAGGCGGTCTATGCCGCCTGGCAAGATTGCGTTGGCGCACTGCCACCGGGGACAGCAACATTTTTGGGATAGTGAGTGTCTGAGGGGGAGGGTAGAAGGGGATGAGTTTTCCAGGGGCGCCAAACACCACCGCAGTGGTACAGCAGCTGCAGACAGAATTGCAGGCGCTGCTGCTCGCAGACACTGTGACGCATGCGTATCAGACCGTCAAAATCGGGGGCGTGAAGGATTACACGGAACTGGCGCTGCCCGTTGGGCAGATCATGCCGGGGAATGATGGCAGCCAGCGACACTCTTTCGGCGGCACGATTATGGAGCGTACGGATATCGAAATCCGTTCTGTTGTGGATTATACCGACGCCAACGCAGCAGAACTGCAAATCTTGAGCATCCGTGATGCGCTCATGCCGCTCCTCAACAAGTATGCGGTGCTGCCGAACACGCTCACGGTCTACTCGGCAAAGATCAAGCCGAACTCCGGAGCATTTCTGTGGATGTTTCTCAAGCCGAACTGGTACAGGATTCACACGGTGAGTATCACCGTGGCGCAATATTATGTCATCCCGGGAGGTATCCAGTGAGTATTCGAGAATATAACTTTGCTGTTCCAGGTCTGGTGGATCGGCATATCCCCGGCATTCCCGGCGTGTGGCCGGCAGGCAGTCGGGTGCAGGTGGATGAGGACACTATGCAAGTAGTCAAGGTCATGATGGGTCCAGCAGATGGGCTACAATTGGTCATTTCCGGGCCAATGGAAGTGCGTGAGTACACCGGCTTTGATGCCAATGGAAATGCGGTCAATGATTCCATGGCCGTGCCCGCAGCTCCCCCTGCTGGGGAAAATTCCGCAGTACAGCAATTATCTGAAGCAATGAAGAATTTCTAGATCCAGAGTGTGTGTTATGTGGAGAGGTGGAGGTAGTCCATGCCAGAGATTACAGCGGCAAAAGGACAAATTAATTTGTGTCTGGAGCCACTCAATAACCGGGGCTTGCAGCCGCTGTTGACCGGCGCGGCTGCCGCTGCCACGATGAGCCTGACAACACAACCGGTGACCAGTACACAGCAGGGTGCTCGCCTGGTGATCTGGGTGATGTCTGCCCCAACGTCGGGCACGCCCCCAACGATTACCATTGTTGGCAAGGATATCACTGGCGCGACGGTGACTGAGGGGCCTGTCACTATTGCTCTTGCGAACCCGGCGGCCCAATCAGCCGTCGTGGGCAAGTGGGAGTACACCACCACACACATCTTTGCGAGCGTAAACGCCAGTGGAATTACCACCACCAACCTCTCAGGGACCGGCGCAACGATCACCATTCAGGGCGCGCAGGCGGGGGCACGTCAGGTTCCCAGTGTCCTGAAAACCAAGAAGAAACTGGAAAAGATTTCGATGCAGGAGCATCGCAATTCCTTGGATCGGCATTTTAAGCGCGTGCAGGGGAAGAATATTTGCACGCTGGACGAGCTGAGTCAGATTCTCTATCCAGAGAATTCCATTTTTCAGGCATTCATGCTCACGGGGAGCGTACCAACCGTGACGACGTTGCCGGCCACGCCAACGAGTCTGCTTGCCAGCACGGCGGTCTCGGGTAGCCCGCTTTCGCTGACGACACAGCCGACTAGTCCAGGGATGATGCTCATTTTCAGTTTTACGGGAACGAGTGTGGCAGGTTCTGTGGCAATTTCAGGCACAGACCACTACGGACAGGCGGCCAGCGAGACCATCGCCATTCCCGCGAATCAGAGCGGCAATTACTACAGTTCGCTCTGCTACTCGGCAGTGGCTGCCTCTGGCTTGACCATCACCGGCCTGACCGGTGGAAGTGTTGTTGTCTCTGGCGTCTATGGCTGGCAATACATCTTTCTGCCCGGTGACACGGTGTACAGCGCTGGGATTGAGATGTTCACCGGCGTGGATAGCTTTATCCTGCCCTGGACCATGTTCGAAGAACTTGATGTTGAGTTTGGGATGGACAAAGAAGCCAAAGTGACCAGTAAGGGCATCATGCAGGATCGGTTGGTGATTGGAGATAGAACCACTACCTATCTCAATACCAATCGCATCACGGCGCTGGGACAGCCGTCTGATCTGCCGATTGTCGGGTGGCAGTCGCTCTTCTACATCGATACGACCGCAGGCGCAGCGCCCACCACGGCCTTTGGGGACCTCCTGGAGTGCAAGTTGAACTTCAAGAGCCCGCAGAAGCCCAACTGGACCGCGACCAATAGCCAGAATTTCAATCGCGTCAACCGGGGCCAGCGCGAGACCATGTTCTCCGGCAAGATTGACTTGACGAACGTGCTGCAACTGGAACAGCACCGCATGAATGTGCTCCAGTACCTGACCTTCCAGCTTCTGGGCCAGCCGATTGGCGGGGGCAACAACAAGCTCTGGCAGTGGACCTTCCCGACCTCCTGGGATGATTTTGAGATTGAAAGCACGCCAGATAAGGAGCACGTCGAGGCCACTGTAGCGGCCACACCACAATATGACGCGAACCTGGGGGGGAGCTATAGGCTGACGATTATCAATCAGCAGCCACCAAATTATACGCTGTAGAGATAAAAACCAGTACAATAGAGCGCAGGGGGAGGTGCCCCCCCCTGCTGTGTATCTATCCAGAGAAGGAGATTTATCAATGGGTGTGTTTGACGAACAGGCAGACGATATCATTACCATCCACGCATCGAATTGGGAGCCGCATGAGGAATGTGTGGCGCGCACGGTGGTCAAAGTCAGTGATTTTGAATGGGTCCAGAGTCAGCTGGTCCTTATTAAGCAGAGCAGTCAGACAAAACGCCGGGGAGCGTTTCAGAAAGACGTCGGCCTGGATATCCAGGCACAGACCGGGGCCGCTGACCGGCTCTGGGTGTTTCGCATGTTGAAATCCTGGACTTTCACTCGGGGCGGCCAACCGGTACCGCTCTCGTTGGAAGCGGTCAGGCAGCTTCCTCAATCAGTTCTCAACTACATTTACAACGAAATCCAGGAGCGACAACCGAAAGAAGAGGGAGAGGAAAAAGCAGAGCCGCGTTCGACTGATGGAGAGGAAGAAGAGGGCTCACTTTTTTTCGACGATGCCTCCGATTCTATCGATGGAGAAATGAGCAATCCCGACGAGGGGCTATCCGGCGAGCATGGAGCGAGGAACTACCTGACGAAATAATCGAGGCGGAACTCTTCTATCCGCTTTTCGGGAGCCCGTATTCGTACCATGACGCGCCTCTGATCAAGGTTGATAAGCACTATGAGCGCTGGTTGGCGGAAGGGCAGGCGCAAGCAGAAGAACAGGAGTGGCAAGAAGCGCACGCGGAAGATGAGCGCGAAAAATACAGTCATTAATTGATTGATGGGCATGTGTGGATGAGGAGTGTGAGCAGTGGGCAGCAATGATCTCTCGTTACGAGTGATTCTTTCTGCGCAAGATGCAGCGAGCGGTAAGCTGAAAGGATTCGGCTCGACGCTGATCAATCTTGCGGGAGATGCTGGTCCGCTGCTCAAAATTTTTGGCGGCATCTCGCTGGCGGCCATTGGCCTTGGCGTAGCAGCCGTGCAGGCTGCGGCCCCCTTCCAGCAGGCCATGCTTGCTTTGACTGCGCATGCTGGCCTCGCGCAAGCACAATTTCACAAGGTCTCTACTGCTGTGCTGAACATGGCCGGCGACGTGGGGCAAGCCCCCACAGCCCTTGCACAGGCCCTCTATCCGATCCTCTCAGGCTTCAGTGGCATCCAGGACCAGGCCGCAAAAACGAAAGTCTCGCTGGAAGAACTGCGCCTGGCTGCTGAATCTACTGCCGGCACCACAGCCAAGGTAACGGATGTCTCACGCGCAGCTTCGGCTGCCTTCAATGCCTATGGCATGGCCTCGAATAACACGGCAACCAACCTCAAGCATATGAATAATCTCTTCGATGTGATGAACCAGACCATCACCGAGGGAAATATGCAGTGGACTGCGTATGCCAATAAAATTGGGGATCTGGCTGCCAAAGCATCACAGAGCGGCATCAAGTTCACAGAAGCCAATGCCGCGCTGGCAGTGTTTACGAACACCGGGGAATCGGTTCAGCTCGCTGGCACCCATCTGGGGGCGCTTTTCCAGACGATGAGTCTGGATGTGGATGCGCTTGCCAAGCGCGCTGACAAGCTTACAGCCTCGCATGTGCACTATGCATATGTGCTCAAAGACGTGCATGGCCTGATGGTCAAGGTGAAGGTCGCCGTCAAGGATACCTCAAACGCGTTTGATATCCATGCCTTTAAGGCAATGGATCTTGCGCACAAACTTGCGTATCTGGAAAAAATTACCGGCGGGGATGCCGGTAAAATCAAAGCCATTCTTGGTAACAAGGCGTTGACTGCGACGTACCTCAAGCTGATTCAACATAGTAAAGACTATCAAAACGCACTCAATGACTTAAATCATGCACATGGCGCGACCGCTTCGGCATTCGCGAAAGCAAACGCTGGTTTTACCCAGGCCATGAATCGGGCAAAAGCGGCGGTTGATGCTTTGTTTATTCGTCTTGGCACAGCACTTTTACCAATTTTGACCAAACTGGTGTCGTTCGTGGCGCCTGCTGTCAACTGGCTCATCAATTTTGCCCGCGCCGCCAGCCAGAACGAAGTCTTCATGGCTTTGCTCAAAGGCGCACTTATCGCATTCGCAGGTGTCGCACTGGGTATTCTGATTCCGGCCTTCATCGGCTGGGCCATTGCCGCCGGCGGTGCCGCGATTGCCACGCTGGCGGCCACGTGGCCACTGTTGCTGGTCATTTTGATAGTGACACTCGTGATCGCAGCGATTATCTTGCTCTGGACGCACTGGAAGCAAGTGTCGCAGTGGATCGGGGATCGGCTGGGAGAGCTGGGAAACTGGTTCCATGATCAGTTTGCCAAAATCGGGGCCTTTTTCAGCGCGCTGGGGACGAAACTGCATGAAAAAATCCAGCTGGTCATCGCATTTTTTGATGGCTTGCGCAGCGGGATCGGACAAAAAATTCAGGCCGTGCTGCAGTTTTTCCGTGATCTGCCGGGGCGTATTGGCAGTTTTCTGGCATCCCTCCCCCAGAAAGCGCTACAGTGGGGAGAAGATCTGATCATGGGCTTCCTCAATGGGATCAAGAATGCCGCCGGGAAGCTCTGGCAGGGGATTCAGAATATCGGCTCCGGCATCAAAAAATTTCTGGGCTTCTCCAAGCCAGAGGCCGGGCCGTTGTCGACCGCTGACCAGTGGATGCCCGACATGATGCATCTCATGACGCAGGGCATCATTGCCGGCAATCCGAAGCTGCAGGCGGCCGTGCACCAGACGGCCACCGTCATGGCGGCAGGCATGGCTCCCTCTGGACAGAGAAGCGGATATGCGGGCGTACCCTACGGACGCCCCCCTGCTGGGAATAGCTATTCCAGCAGCAGCGTGAGCGGTGGCAATCATTATGGCGATATCATCATTCACGCTGCTCCTGGCATGAATATCCAGCAGTTGGCCGATGAGATTGAGCGGCGACGGGATCGGAAATTTCGTAGTAGTGGGCTCATGGGCAATCCGGCGCGAGGAATGAGGAATAGCTGATGTGGACAACCATTGGCATGCGCGATGTGACCAGTTACGTCGCGCCGGATTCGGAAGACAACGGCTCTCTGCAGGGGGGTGGTCTGGCGTTTTCCGCAAAGCTCAATGATCCAGCCACCACCTGGTCGTGCGTCGTGGATGACATTGACCAGACACTGAACATCCAGAATTTCATGCCGGTGGTTATCTGGGATGAGACACAGCCGGCGCTGGCGGGGGTGCCCACGGTGCCCTCGATGAACTTTGCGCTCAATCCGATTTTCTTGAATGATGGCTTTGGGCATGCGCCAGCTTCCTGGTCGCAGGTGGGCACATTGCCGGGCAGCGTCTGGAGCTATCCACAAGAAGCTGTGGTGCTTACGCTGGCTAATAATGCGAATGCGCAGTATGCGCTGCAGGAACAGACGCTTGGCCTCGGCTACGTGGTTGCGGGCCAGGAGTACATGCTCTCGATCTACATGACCGGCTCAGGCACTATTGTCGGCTTCCAGACGCTCTTAGAGCTGACGTTTTTTGACATTGATCAAAACAGCCTGACGCCGGTGACCATTGACCAGCGCATCCCCCTGCCCGGCCAGCACCATCTCTCGATTGCTGCCGTGGCTCCAGCCGGCGCCGTGTCAGCGGAGCTGGCCTTTGGCGGTATCACGACGAGTGGTACCAATTCAGGGGCCGTAACCTTTGGCACGATCCAGTTTGAGCCCATGTGGTTTGCGGACAAAGGCGTGAGCTATCCCACGCCAGACTGTAACGTGGCGCAGGTCAACAGCGTCGTGTTGCCCGACGGCACCACATCTCGCAAATGTCGCTTGTTTGCGGGCTATGTGGAGAACCACATCAACGTGTATGTGGGGGGAGAGCGGCACACGGCCATTCAGTGCGCCAGCTCATCAAAGCTGTTAGAGACGGCTGGTTTGATCTCAGCATCGTACACCAACACGCAAGATACGACGATTCTGGCAGATGCGCTGAGCCAGCTGCCAGCTAATGCGCCGATTATTGGTCAGCTTTCGACGGGTCAACAGAACTTTTTTAGTCCGGCCAGCACGTTGATCGCCGGCGTGGTGGTCGATTCCATTTCCTTTGCTGATGCCACGATGCGCGAAGTGGCCAATGGTGTGTCGGGCCAATCTGGGAGCTTGTTCTACGTGGACCCCTATTATTATCCCTGGTATGTTCCGCCATCGTTTGTTGGGACCGTGGTGGAGCTCAGCGACACGCCTGACGGGGTGAATAGCTTCCCCTACGACAATTTTACTGTCGAGTATGATTCGACGAATCCGGTGAACTACGTGCGCGTAAAGGGCACGAAGCAGCAAGCGGCGGCCATCACGGATACCTTTTCTGGCAATGGCTCCACAACGGTCTTTAATCTCACAGAGCCGCCCTTCACCACCCACACGGTGACGGTTGCTGGAAACGCGCAGCGCACCGGGATTGACGGCGTGGATAATGCCAAATTTGGTGTGAGTCTGACCTTCAAGGCGCTTATCAACAAGCAGGCGCAAACGATTCGATTTGCCGCGCCTCCTGCCAGCGGCACAAACAATGTCATCGTCACGTACACCTACGAGGACCAGGTGATTGCGGACGTGCTGGCTGCCGACGCGATTGCAGAGCAGAGGGGCTTGCAGTGCTGGGGCCTGGTCAGCGACAGCAACATCACCAGCACTATCGCGGCCAAACACCGGGGCCTGACCGAATTGCAAGATTATGCAGAGCCGAGAATTATTCTCACACTCAGTTCGCTGGGGATCTACCTGCCAGTGGGAAGCTTGATTCTCTTCACCTGCCAGAGCGAGAACATGAGCCGGACACCATTTGTCGTGCAGACGGTAGATGCGGAACCGCTGGGTGCGGGTCTCTACCATTGGAATTACACGGCTGGCGTGTACCAGCCGACGGTGCTTGACCATCTCAGGAATGTGGGGAAGGCCGTGAAGAAAACGCCAACGACAGCCAACGTGGTGGTGGTCTCCAGCATCGATGTGGCACTCTTCGATTCCGTCCACCTGGACGATACCATTGTGGTGAATGCGGCCAGCGCCGGGCCGTACACCTACGGCAGCGCGAAATACGGCTTTGCGCTCTACGCATGAGCCTGGGGGAGGATGGAAGAAGATGCATCGACTTCAAAAACAACTCGATTTCATACGAGCCAGAGCAGCCTGGCTCCTGGCTCCCCCTGCGCTGTTCATCTCTGACCGGTTCCATATCTGCGGGTTGATCAGAGCTCGTGAAGTCCCATTTGAGACGGAGGCAGAATGGCGCCAGTGGTGGCTCTGTGAGCGTGATCTGAGCGGGAAAATCATTGGGCCGGCCCGCCTATCTGACCGTGAGAAAGACCGCTACACGGTGGCCGAGAGCCCGAATATTCTGGTCAGTGGGGGCATCACACAGGTGCTCAACTATGTGGGCTCTGGCTCAGGGAACAGCACCGGCTTCGCCCAATATTTTGCCGTGGGAAATATTGGCATTAATACCGTCACGTCTGCGGATACCAGCGTTGCCGGAGAGTACTTCCGTGCCGTGCCTTCAACAGCTAGCGTGAGCGGCACGCAGCAGGATATTTCGGTCTTTGCGGGTACGACACAGGCGAACGGCACGATCACCAATGCCGGGTTATTTGGGGCAGGTGCCACCAGCACCATTGGAAGTGGGACGATGGTCACGCACTCGTTATTTCAATACAATAAAACAAATGC